GGCACCGTTCATTTGCACCTGGGCGTCGGCCAGCGCGAAGATGCCGCGCACGACGACGGTGTCGCCGCCCTTGTAGTGGTAGCGCATGTTTTCGCCCAGGCGGTCGGCAATGATGGCCGCAGCCTTCTGTTTGATGGCCTCAAATGACATTACAGTGACCCGGCCAGGACGGTCAGCAGGCCACGTGCCAGTGTCGTGACGGACCCGCTGGGCAGCAGGCCGCGTACCTCGAAGTCGTAGCGCCGGATGCCGGACTGCAGGGTGAGTGTCGTAGCGCGGGGCAGGTCGAAGCTGGCCACAGCAGGCGCTGCAGCGGTCTGGTCGGCAAAGGTGCCGTCGATTTCGAGCACCCAGCACGCACCATCCCGGATCAGCAGCTTTGCCGCTGTCGTGGTGGGTGCCCAGCACACGCCGATGCCCTTGAGCTGCACGGCCCTGCCGTCTGCCAGCTTGTAGTCGTCGCCTTGCACCAGCTCAAGATACTGCGCCAAAAGGATGGTTTGCTGCATGTCAGGCCTTTCGATCTACTGACAGGAAAGACATCGGCACTGCAACCGCTCCGCAGTCGACATTGATACGGACGTCGATAGCCTGCCCTGCAGTCACTACGGCCAGCGCGGCGGTTGCAATTTCGTCGAAGCCAAAAACCAGCGACTCCACGACACGGCGCGAGCCGGGGATCAGCACGCCTGCAATGTAGACCCCGACCGATATGCGGCAGTTGCTGCCAGCCTGCGTGTAGATGTTGCCGCTCATGCCGGCCCATGCGGCAAGAGTCGTGGCCGTGGACCCGATGCAAATGTCTCCTACGCCCGATGCGTTGCCGGTGTTCGTCACGTCGCCGCCTACAGAAAATCCAACAAAGTTCTGGAGATTTCCGAGCCTGATTTTTTTCGACACTCCCGTGGGTACATTGATCGTCGAGTTGTTCGACGTTACCGCGCCAAGGCCTGCGCAGAGCAGTCGGCCTGACCACACGCATCCGGCACCCAGTCCCACGGCGGCCGTACCCGTGCCAATCAGGGAGCCGACACCGATCACGCCAGCCGCACTGTTGATTGCGCCAGGCGCCAGCCAGAACACGTTGCACGATTGAGCGCCGTTGGCGAGCGACATCGCGGTGCCCGCGCTGAAGTTGATCGCAGCGCCGCCCCGGATCACAAACGTCGCATCGGAATCTCCGCCGGCATCGAATGTCAGCGATCCCGATGCGCTGATTGCACCGCCTGCCACGTCGTACACGCCGGGCAGCAGGGTCTCCCCTGCACCGAACGCAACGGCGTGTGTCGCGCTGGTTGATGCGAGCCCTTGCAAATCGCTGACCAGATCGGACATCGCAATGCGATTTTGTGCGGCGACATTCGCCGGGCGCAGCGCAAGTTGCGCATTGAAGTCGGTCGCGTAGCTGCCAGCATCTGCCGGCGACAGTGTCGCCAGCAGCGTGTTGGTCGATGATGCCGGAACCGTGACGTAAGGGGCGGCGGCGGTCGAGGAATATGCCGTCGTGTTACTGCCCGGCATCCATGCGCTGCCACGAATGATATTGCCTGTCGAATCGGTTGCGAGGCTCGATGCATTGAGGATTTCAGGAAGCCGCGCACCGCGGAAAAACTCAAAAAGTATGCCGATTGGATTGGTGCGGGCAACCATGCTTACAGCACTCCGTCGGCAGTAACAGTCACGCTCATTGCGATGCCGGAATTCAGCGTCACAACATTGCCAACGACGCTCGAATAAATGCCGTGCTTGACCGAAGGAAATCCACCCGTGCTGTCTGCGGTCGTGCTGCGTACGTCGTACTGCGTAATGCTGGTCAGGCCCGTCAGCGTGACCGTGACGTCTGTATCTGCAACAAGAGCCGTGGCGGCACTGGTCACGGACGTGGAGACAACTGCATCTTGCTCCAGCACCGTGAACGCAGACCAGTCGTTGAGCGAGCTGGCTGCAACACCGGATGCGCCGATGTAGATCACAAGTGCCCCATTGTGGGATGGTACGGCAGGGTTCGCGCCGGCGAGCGTGATGCCGGATGACGGTGCGCCAGCAACGATGTACGAAAAACCGTTTTGCAGATTGCCCGTGACACCGCCAGCCGATGGCGTTGCAGCACTGGCCGCGATGGTGACAGGCTGGATGCGCAGACCGCCCGTGATGTCCGACAACTTGGCCAGGGCAACAGCGACGCCAGCAGTGACTTGCATCACATAGCCGGTCACAGTGTTTTTGTAGATGCGGCCTTCAAACAAGCCTGCGCCCGTTGGATCCGATGCCAGCAGTTCGAGGGCTACATTGACGAGCTGTTTACCGCTGTGATTTTGGTCGTTGAAAACGTTGATTTGGCGCGATGTGGTTGACATGATTTTTGCTTCTCAGTTGGATAAAGTTATCGGCCTTGCGCGACGACAGTCACGCTGGAAATTGCCACGCCCGAATTGAGCGTGATTTGATTCGGTCCTGTGATTTGAACGGCCATACCCTGGGGGTAGACGTTGTAGTTGTCGATCTGCGTCAACTGGGAAAAAGTCACGACAGCATCTGCATTCGCAGCGAGTGATGTCGTCTCGGTTTGCGACTTGTAGGGCTGGAACACCTCAATCGCAGTCAAAATCGCCTTACTCGTTGAGTCGAGTGCAGGCTGGTTGGCAGCAGTGGCACCGCCCTGTGTGCCTGCGCCGCCGGAGCCCGATCCGCTACCAGTGCCTGTGCCGTACCAGGTCATTTTTTGTCCGGATCAGGTTCGACGACGGCATCAGGAAAATCGGCGAGTACCGTTTCCTCCTGTTGGGTGTCCATGACGTCAATGACAGCAGGCACAGGCACAGGCACAGGTGCAGGTGCAGGTGCAAGCTGCGTAGCCTTCACCAGCTCGGGGATCGCGACAGCGTGGCGACCACGAACAAGCTGCTCGCCCACGCGCGGAGACACTGAGAATTCAGCGCCTGGCGCATGGGTGATCACCTTCTTGCCGTCCGGCTGCTGGACTTGTCCAATAGCTCGGACTCGCATCAGAGCACCGTCGCGCGGAACGTGGACGCAGTGTTGGTCGGGATCATCAACGGCGCGGACTGCACCATGGTGAGCACGGTCGAAGGATCCTTCTGCACCCACATTTTGGGGAAGTACTTCGCTGGCATGAGGGACTCGACGTCCATGATCGCTCCGTAGGCTTGGATGCCGTTCAATTCTTGCTTCGCCACCAGTATCACGTCCTTCGGGTCGATGTAGGTCTGCTGCACGCCGGCGTCGTCGGTGTAGAAACCGTTGTAGGTCCACAAGCGGAACGCACCGAACTGACCGCGATAGGTCTTCATGTCGTTGTCGAGCACGCCGGGCAACAGGGTCGGTAGCGGGCCGCCCATGTTCTGCATGTTTTTGTACAGCGTCGCGAAGTCCTGGTTCTGGCACAGGGCAACCCAAGCGGCAGAGCCGAGGATGATGTCGGTCACGGTGCCGCCCATATCCATCGCCACGATCTGTGCCCAGGCTTCAAGGTCGTTACGCGGGGTGGAGGCGGGTGCGCTCCACAGGTTCGGGCCGGCCAGGGCGATCTGGTGCGTTGGCAAGCGTCCGAAATCCACGACTTGCGAGGGGTAGTCTTGACCGACGATAGTGACGGTGCCGTAGATGAGGGCTTGAGCGCACATCCATTCGATGCGGTTGTCGATTTCCTGGATGCTCAGGGCGAGGTCGGTCGCGATGCGTAGATCGCGGCGTTCTGCCGGTGACATGGAGCCCATGAGGGCCTCGCCGGGCATGCGGCTGATGGTGTCCGATGGAACCAGTGCGCGCTTCGGCTTGACGTAAGCCGGGGTGAAGCTGTTGGTTTGAAAACCACGCGTGTGAACGGCGCGACCTTCAACCAGCGGCGACACGAAAGGCGCGAGACGGCGCGGCGAGATGATCTTGTCGAATGCCACTTCGCGTTTTTCCGACAGCTGGACACGCGGGAAAAAGTAGTTGGTGATGAACGATGTGGGCCTGAGGGTGAGGTCAATCAGACCGGCCAGTTCAGCGGTTTCGTAGATGTCGAATGCCATGATGAATTCCTGAAACGAAGTCGAAAAAAAGGCGCCTGTCAGGACGCCTTAAAAGGAGTGAGGCCGAGTCAGTTGACGCGACGCAGGCGGATGCCGGTACCAACCAGGGAGGCCTTGGCCTGGTCGATTTCAGTGTGCGTGAGGGCAACGCCGGCATAGGTGACCAGCGCATCATTGAACTCGCCCTGGTTGTAGAGGGACAGGTACAGACCACTGGCGGCATGGGCGCTGGCCTGGGCAGCGGTCAGCGTGAAGGGCATCACGTAGTGCGTGGTGTCGAGCGAGTTCGACGTGGCCAGCGATACCGTGTTCGTGGTCTTGTCGAGGCTGAGCAGGTCGCCGCGCGAGTAGGCGACGCCGGGCGTGAGGTAAGCCTCTCCGGTTTGCACGTCGCCAAATAGCAGACCGTCGTAGTTGAAAGAATGGCCGGAGTTGCCGGCGAGTTGGTCTTCACGATTCGGGAATGGCATGGTTTACACCTTTGTGGTTTTTGCGAGTGAGGCGGCGACACGTTGCGCCAGCGTGGTGGCGACGACGTCGCCAGCGCTGGCATCGATGCCGAGCGGGGTTTGCTGTGCCATGCCTGCGAGCGTGGTGCGCTGGCGAGTTTCTTGCCCTGTGGCGACAGGAACGGAGGCGAGCATGTCGATGCATTCAGCCGACGTCATGTTGCTTCCCGTGGCGAATTTGAGTGCGGTGGTCTCGCGGCCTTTGGCCTCGGGACTGGACATCACTGCGCTGATGCGGGTGCGTTCGGCTGCGGCACCGGCTGCCATGCCTTCGGCATGCGCGGCATCGGCACCGACCTTGACGGCGTCGCTCATCATCTCGGGCGTGATGACGTCGCCTGTTGCTGTTTTGCTCATGCTGTTGACTCCTTTGAATTGCGTGGTTGCGCCTTTCGACGCAAGGGAACTTGAAAACATTTGCAGGGCGTCGTCGAAGCTCATCACTGCGTCCGCCAACCCCACATTGACCGCGTCCTGGCCTCGATAGACCTGCGCTTCCGTTGCCAGCACGGCGTCCGTCGTCATGCCGCGATTGGTTGCTACGGTCGACGCGAACAGCATTCGAATGCTGTCAATGTCGGCTTGAAACTTGGCTTTGACGTCATCTGACAATGCCTCGTAGGGGTTGCCATCGACCTTGTGCGCGCCGCTGTAGATGAGCGTGACGGTGACGCCCTGATCGGTCATGGCCTTGCTTTTGTCGGCATGGGCCATCAGCACGCCGATGCTGCCGACGGTGGCGGTTTCGCTCAAATAGAGTTCGTCAGCGGCACTGGCAAGCCAGTAGCAAGCGGACGCGGCCATCTCGTTGGCATGCGCAATCACCGGCTTCGTGCTGTTGCTGATCTTGTCGGCCAGCGCCTGGCAGCCGGAGACTTCGCCACCGGGGGAGTCGCAGTCCAGCATGATGCCGCGTACCTTTGGGTCGTCGATGGCCAGCGCCAGTTGATTCGCCAGCGCGTTGTAGCCGGCCATGCCGGACAGCGCGTCGATGCCGCTCGACTTGTGCACCAGCGTGCCCGAGAGGTTGATGATGGCCACATCGTCAATGACCTGGTACGGCGTCGAGTCGTCTCGCCCACCGAACGAGTCGGCCATGGCCTTGAATTGGGAACTTGGCATTTGCACGCCGTCGACGTCGACCAGTGCGCCAATGTTGAGGCGCGGGCCGAGCGCGGCGAACATGAAGCGCGCATACCCGGGTTCCAGAAGTAGCGGGCTGTTCAACGCCCGCGCTGCTATATGTCGCATGTCTCTTTGCCTTTCAATTGGCGTTGCTGTCGTTGACGAGGGCGGTGTTTTCCGCGACGGTCGCGGGGTCTAAGACGCCCATCGGGATGCCACCGAGGTACTCTGGGAGCGGCAGGCCGCGTTCCTGGAACATCTGGCGGGTTCGCACGTTGTCGTCGAGCACGCGCTCGAGGTCGGTGCCGTTTTCAGCATGCACGTCGGGCAGGGTGAACTGGTAGCTGTTGACACCGACTTCGTTCGCCTTTGCTTGCTTGAAGTCGTCGATGACGACTTTGCCGGCACCGACCCACTGGCATCGTGTGAGTGCACTGAACTTCTGCGCCATCTCTGCCGTCTGATCGGGCCAATATGTGACGCCGGGCGGCATGTCGATGGTGCCTTTGACCAGCGCCTCGTCGAACCAGAGGCGGAAGATGTGGGACGCCAGTTTGTCGGCCACACTGGCGCGTTTTGACAGGATGTATTGCCAGGCCATTTGCATCGATGCGCGTGCGCTGGAGTAGCTGGTCTGGCTGAAGTCGCCGCTGAATTCCTCATAGCTCATGCCGTAGCTGCGCGCAGTCTGCCGGTTCAGGCCTTGCTTGAATTGCTCGTGGTTCATCGGCTGGTTGTGCGGCTGCACGACACCGATTTCATCGTCGGGGCGCAGGATGGGAATCCGCGTGCCGTTGATGTTCATGCCTGAACTGCCGTAATAGGCACCTTGCGCTTCGGTTGCAATGCGTGCAAACTTTTCGTATTCGGCAGTGGAGTCGCCACTGCCGACGCCCATGATTTCCTCTGCCCGTTGCCGGCCGAGCGCGGTCTTGATGTACATGGCGTAGGCGGTCAGGAGCTGCGACGATTGCAGCTCGAGGTCTTCCTGCATGTCCATCATCTTCAGCTTCTGCAACGTGCTGGCCATGGAGCTGAAGCCGCGGGCCTGGTCAGCTTTCTCGGGCTCGAACAGGTGGATGACTTGCAGCCAGCCGTACTCGTTGAATTTTTCGATGCGCTCCCACACGCCAGCCACGCTCATATAGTTGTAGCCGAAGTCGTTGGGGTGGCGCGTACGGACGTGGTACGCGACGGCGGCACCAAAGGTATCCAGCTCGACGCCGTTGCGCAGGCGGTTGCCGTTGGGCAGCGTGACCTCGTACTGGACGACGCCTAGGCCGGTGTCGAGCGGGTTGCTGAGACGTTCGGGCTCGACTGTTGTGAAACACGTCGAAATTCCGACGGGCGATGGCCGCCAGCGCCGCACGACAACGCATTCGCCTTGCACCATGTCCGTGGCGGTGGACTCGCGAATGAATTGGGTGAAGTTGCGTTTACGTTGCGCGTCGATCCAGCAGTCCGGATCGTCGGCCCATGCGTGAAACTTGACCTCGATCAGGCTGGCCCATGTCGCTGCGGCCACGGCATCGATGCCGAGTATTTTGTAAATCGGCGTGAGCTGCAGCTTGTACTGCGCGCCGACGACGCGGTCTTTTTGACTTTGTACGGCACCGCGTGCGTAGCCGTTGTTCCGCACGAGATCCCAGGCGCGGCCTTCTGCCCTCGCCTTTTCCGGAATCATGGCCTTGTCGGCGCTGGACAAGCGCGGGTTCCAGCGGGCCAGCTCCTGGCCCATCGAGTCGGCGGCTTTGTAGCTGGCAGCGGACGGCATGGGCCGGCCGGATGAATCGAGGATCTTCATGAGAATCGCCCTCGCCGGCCGTGCATTCCTTGCGTCGGCGGGTTGTAGTGGGGTCGCAGTGGGCCTTGATTTCCGCCGAGGCCGAGGATGGCGGATGCGGCCGGGCTGGGGCAGGCTTTGTTCATCTGCGCGATCTGCGACAGCACGAGGTTCATGGTCGTGGTCGAGGCCTCGTACATGATCTTTTGCTCGCCGAACTGGACGAGCGTCGTGACCTGACCGGCCATCATTGCGCCGACGATGGCGTCGTAACCGGCCACAAGACGGCTCAGGCGCATGGCGCAGGTCAGTTCAACGGGCGCGGCCCCGCCTGCCGCTGATCCATTCGCGGCATCGGTGCATGCTGTCATCGTCAATCCTGGTTGTTGTACTGGCCGCTTTTGCGGAGAAATTCGAGGTAGCTCTCGTTGCCGGTTTTCTGCACCGTGTTGACTTCGGCTAATTGCTGGCCGAGGTCTTTGGCGGCCCAGCTGGGCGGCTTGGCCCAATCAATTCGCTCGCCACTCACGAGCGCGTAGGCGACGCGGTTGTAGCCGCATAAGTCGAAGGCTTCGTTGTTGTCGCCCTTGCGTTTCTTGACCCAGCCTTTTGCCGTGCGTGTCTCTGCGCTGAGTTCTCGGAAGAACCATTCCCCGGCCCAGTCCGGGAGGTGAATGTAGTTGGGGCCTGGCTCATCGCGCGCTAGGTTGGCGGCCGTCTCGTCTTTGATCTGGTTCACGTTGACCATGAACAGGGGCACCTTGATTCGGTCGTCGCCGGGCTTGCCTTTGGCGATGCGCGGTGCAGTGCGTGAGCTGGCACCCTTCAGCAGCGCGAACCGGTCAGCGCGGTTCAGGCGCTTGAGTCGGGTCGCGTAGGCGTAGGCGTTGGCAGTGGCATCGCCCTGGCCACCGGAGTCGCACACGATGAGGCGCGATTGCGCAGTCACGTCGCTGTCGACGACCGGGTAGACGTCGTCGAGCAGTTTGTCGAGCACATACCAGTCTTCGGCATGGGTGAACGGGCTGACTTTGCAGCGCACGCCGTCGTCGCCGATTCGATCGCTGTGCAGCAGGTTGAAGCGATCGACGATCCAGGACTCGCCATCAACGCCCCAGCCCGTGACCTGCACGACGAATCGGTTCTTTTGCACGTCGACGGCAGTGGTCAGGAAGCGCGCGGTGCCGGGAACGCCGCGCTGGGGGGCATAAGAGGCGGAGCGCTGTCTGAGCAGGACGGCATCGAGGCCATCGCCCTTGCCGGCCATCACCGTATAGGGGCGGCCCTGGTCAGTGTTGACGGTGGTTTTTAGCTTCTCCTGGTTGCCTGTGAGTTCGAAATCTTTCAGGGCGGTGAGGTAGTTGGAGACCAGGCCGGACCACGACTGGAAGGCAGCTGCGGGGCCTTGCAACCAGTAGCTGGCGATTTTGCTTTTGTAGCTGTCGCCATTCACGTCAGCATCGCTGCGCCATTGGCCAGTGGCGTTCATCGCAGACTTGTGCTCCGGGCCGATGACCACACCACATTCAGAACAGATCATGTGCGCCGTTTCTGCGGCGTTGACGTCGTCGTCGATTGTCTTGTCCCAGGACAGGTTGTCCCAGTCGGCGCGGAACAGTCCGTTGCAGTCAGGGCATGACCAATACCAGCGGTGCCGGTCGCCCAGGTTGAAGAGACCGAGCACGCCGTGCGTCGGTGGTGCGCCGTGACCGCGTGGGGTCCACTCGGGATCGAGCACCTCGTAGCCTGGTGAGCTTTCGACCAGCGTGCGGCCGCGCGACATAAACGATTTGGTACGGACCTTCATCAAGGAGAAGGCATCGCCTTCGCCGTCGATGTTCAACGGCATGCGGTCGTAATCGGTCGCCGCCATATTGCGTACCGGCTTGCCGCTGAGCTTGCTGATCGTGGGCCAACCCAGGCTGAGCAGCGCGCCGTTGCGAAACTGCTTGTCGAAGACGTTGTCCTGCTGGCCGCTGCCGATCATTCCGCGCAACGTTGGCGACAGGCGGATGGTGCGGTCGATGCGGCGCTTGCTGAAGTCGCGCGCCTCGCCTTGCGTGGACTGGACGATCATCATGTCGCTGGGGTCGGAGACGACGCAATGGGTCATCCAGCCGACGATGAGCGCTTCGGTCTTGCCGGACTGGGCGGGGCCACAGAATATGACGGCCTCGACGCTGGAGTCAGCCAGGCGGTCCATCGGCGCCGTCATGTACGGCGTCATCGACATGTCCCACGGGCCTTCGTAGCCACCGGCACCGCCTACGTACATGTGCTTTGCGGCCGACTCGCTGACGCGGATACGACGCGGTGGACGCAAGAGTGCACAGACCTCGCGCATCAGATGGCGCGGGTCTGCGTACATAGTGAATCCGTTAAATCAAATTGGGCGTGAAGGCATCGGTGCGGACCTTGCGGGGGCGTCCGAGTGGACGGCGGGGGGTAGGGTCGGCTTCAGGTTCTGGGGCGCGTGCAGACGTGTGCACGACAGCCGGTGGTGCAAGCAATTCAGCGCCGCCAAGGGTTTCCATTGCGCGCTCGTAGAGGCGTGTGCGCCACTGATCGCAGACTTCACCGACCGCAGTCACGACGGAGCTGGGGATGCCCGTTTTGCGTTCGAGCAGGTCGGGCAAGCTGTCGGCACCTTCGGTCAATACTTTGACCAGGCGCACGGTTGCGTCGCGCACGGCGTCGATGGTCACAAGTTTTCCGCGCTCGACGTCCATCGCCATTTGCGCTTTGTCGCGCGTGCCTTCGAGCACCTCGATCTGCACGCGCTGCTTTTGCTTTGACTCATCGCCCATCGCTTTGCCAGCTGCGATGCCTTGGAGGAACAGCACATAGCCGCGCAGGCTCGCGAGGAACATGTACTGGCCACCATCGCCTGATGCAATGACGTTATCAGCCGCCAGCTGCTGGACGCGGCGCGCGGTGATGTCTAGATACAGCCCGAGCTGGGCCGCAGACACGGGCCAGTCCGCAGCGCCTGCGAGTTCTTGCATAGAAGCCTTCGGCCAGCGGCCATTGCCGCCGTTGCGCAGTTAACTGCAGCCGGGCCGGTGGTGCCCCCGAAGCGAAACCCGCTTTCGGAAAAACACATAATTTCTTTAATTTCGCGAGTCGTTTCGCACCCGCGTCGCTCGCTCGAAATCGAGAAAGTACCTTTTATTTTTCCCTCGCGGATTAACCGCGCATGAGCTTGTCAAGCTCGTATTGCAGTTCGTGCTCAAGCACCCGTGCTGCACTGTCGTTGATCTTGCGCAGCACAGCAGGCCGAACGTTCTTACTCGTGAACATCTGGGTCACATCGATCGTGTAGACCTCATGCAGCTTCTTGTCAGTGCGCTGGAACACGCCGGTGTGTCCGCTCGACATGGTCGCAACGAACGCATGCCGCAACGTCGTCGCGCTACCCGTGCGCTTGACCTTGAACT